AAGATCTCGATCACCTGTACCGGTGGGCGTGGCTCTTCACCAGGCTTCATCGCGAGTTCGTCCAGTAGCTGTCCCCCAACACCCGGCACAGGGCGGTTATCAATAAGAGTGCCGTTAAGCCAGGCATCGATAACAAGCCCGATAGTGGCCAGAGCGTAACCCAAATGAGGCTTGCCAGTAATAGGATCAAAATCTTGCCCATCCTTATACGCCTCAAGATGGCGCATAGCCGCAGCGATGTAGCCGATCGCTTGAATGTCTTCCATGCGGACGTTATACGGGCCATACTTGATATTCCCATCATCCATGCATAAGGCTTGGCATATGATCGAAGCCGATGGAACCAGATGCATCGGCACCTTCGCTGCTCCGAGGGCGTCCTTTGGGTTGATTCCCACTCTGTCGGCATTTCGTAACCCCGATACCCAGTTCGACGCACGCTTCAAGATCCAAGGCTTCTCGCCTGAAGGGGCTGTCATTCGGTAGGTCGGCGTCGGTGTCTCTTGATCCATCGTCTGATCCTTATCTGTTCGAAGATTCTGCGGAGGATGATCTGGCGGATCAGAGAGATTACAGTCATCAGGGACCCAAGTTCTAATATGCCTCGGAGGTCTAACGCGATCCCAATCTTCCACCATATGTATACCCAGTTTCCTACGGATGCCAATACAAACCCTATACAGATATGAGTCCAGGCTTCGATGTGAGTCTGAACCCATGTCTGCCGAGTCGAGTTAGCGAGAGTCTCCAGATCCTGAGAGTGTTCCACGGTTCTGACGATCCTTTAGCTTGTCGATGTTCATGCGGGCAACTTCCTCGAGCGTAACGCCGAGCTCAGTGCACTTCGCCGCGATGTACCAAAGCTCGTCCCCGATTTCCTTGAGGAGTGCTAAGTGTTTGTCTATAGGGATATTTAGAGACGTGCTGTGGGGTTGGAGATGATCGTCGCGCATAAGTTTGCCGACCTTCTCAGAGAACTCGCCGGCTTCCCCGCAACATTTCTGGTTGACGTAGGTTAGACCCCAGAAGGTTCCTTTGCCAGGATAGATTGCGGTTGTTTGGGCTGCTTGCTGGTAGCCGTTGAGAGTGCCATCAAACAGGTCGTCACGAATTGGTGCGTTGTGCATTTGTGCTAATCCTTGTTCCCAGATTGGGCGTGGGTCGTTAAGATCGAAAGCTACTGACACGATTATGAATCCCTTTCCGATGATTGCGCCGTCTTGGTAGTGCATACTTACTTGTCTTTTCTTTCGAGCCATTCCTTAAGGCGTATAGCGGGATCGTATTTGGCAGGTAGCAATAAGAATAGAGCTACGAGACATATAACGACTAGAATAGGTCTGAGTGCTTCATATTCCATGTTGGTTAGGAGCAGTTGCTATACCCACAGTTGGTGCAAGTAGTGCAGCCTTCGCTGTGGGTGAGAGATGGGGCGAAGCATGATGGGCAGCGTTCACTGCCCATCTGAGTGAACAGGTTTCGAACTTTGGAAGGATCACTCTCAGGAGGCAACGAAGGCCTCCCACTAAGACGGATCGCTCCGGCGTCCCCAAGCGTAGTGAAGTCCATTCCTAGTACGTATCCGATGTAAGAGATGAGAGAACCAAAGAACTTGGGCTTCTCCTCGCCTGGAATCTTGATCCAGGCCGTATCGTGGATCGAGTGCACCGACCCCAGTTCCTCGGCGATGAACTTCACGTCCCCATCGCCCTTACGTAGGATGGCAGTGATCATAAGGCTTAAGGCTGTCATCCATTCTTGGGATCGCGCATCCTTGGAGTTGAAGAAGACCTCGAACGGGAACCCTTCCGGGCTTTGGTTGACGGTGACGTAAAGGGCGCTTGACATTGACGGCCATCTAATCTTGTGAGTAAGACCTTGAAGGATTTCGGATCTAACAGTGAGAGCCTGACGAGGAGCTCCCTCTGCCACTGTTGTAGGCTCCGGTGCTCTTGAAAGAATACTTCCACGAACTTCACTAGGTCTGTACGTAGTGCATCCCTTACAGCCGAGAGCGTAGGCAAGGTCGTAGACGGATTTGAAGCTGTCGTAGGTGGTGTCTTCGGCGACGTTGATCGTTTTCGATACCGAGGCATCGACCCATCTTTGAACTGCTGCCTGCGTGATGACGTGGTCTTCGATCGATAGGTCATTTGCTTCCACCATATATGCAGGCAGTTGATCCGAACCCGTTACGAGTTTGTAGACGAGGGAATTGTACGAATGATTCGTATATTCCTTAAACGTGTTGTCAGCTTGTCGGACTTTACGGATCGAAGTGTGCGCAAATACCGGCTCAATGCCGGACGAGATATTACCATATAGAATGGAGGTTGTACCTGTCGGTGCGATTGTAAGCAGGACACCATTTCTAATACCATAGTCGCGGATGCGCTCTTGGTACTCGGTACTGAGATTGATTCCAGCGAACGTGTCATTAAGATACCCTTCCCTTTGGAGTAAGGGGAACGCTCCTCGTTCCTTGGCGAGGTTCATCGAAGTGTCGTAGGCAGCTAAACAGATATGCTGCATGATACGTTCGGACATCGTGACTGCTGCTGCGCTGCCGTAGCGAAGACCCAACTGTGCAAGGCAGTCGGCGAGCCCGGAGATGCCAAGGCCTGTACGCCTCTTACCTTTCTCTTCGGCTTCCTGGGCCAGCAAAGGATACTGAGTGACGTCGATCACATTGTCTAGGAAACGCATTCCTATCCGCACGACATCCGTTAGGAGATCCCAATTGACTGCAGCACCAGCTTCGAAAGGTCTTGAGACTATCCTAGCGAGGTTAACAGCGCCAAGATTACAAGTGCCGTTAGGAGGTAGAGGTTGCTCTCCGCAAGGGTTTGTACAATGAATCTCCTCGCAGTACCTGAGGTTATTAAGATCGTTGATACGATCAATAAAGATAATACCAGGTTCTGACCACTCATATGTATTCCTTGTGATCATTGCCCAAAGATCTTGGGCCTTAAGCACATTGTATACGTATTGTTTCTCGTCGTTGTCGTCGTAGAAATCCATCGCCTCGTATTCAGGTACGCGCTTAAGCGGTGGCACGTTGAAGTAGAGCATCCAGTCTTCGTCCTCATCAACCGCCGCCATAAGGGCGTCAGACACCAGCACGCTCACGTTGAAGTTGGTCATACGCCCTTTGATCTGCTTAGCCTTGATGAACTCCGGCAGATCTGGATGGGTGTCGCACAGGGTTCCCATCATAGCTCCACGCCGAGAACCAGCCGACATAATTGTAGAACACATAGAGTGCCACATATCCATAAAAGGAAGAGGACCAGACGCGACTGCCCCGGTACGCTGAAGTATCGCCCCAGCAGGACGTAGAGTAGAAAAATCAGTCCCGATTCCACCACCTTGTTGCTGAGTAAGGGCAGCATCGGATACACCTCGCATGATGTCGTCAAGGGAATCGTCCAGCCGGCGATTAACGTAACAGTTCATCAGAGTAACACGATTACCAGTGCCAGCACCAGCAATGATCCTACCCCCAGGCATAAATAAACCGGCCACCATTGCATCATAAGCTTGCTGCCCGTGTTCGTCGGTGTCCTTAGCATAAATAGCGTTTGCTACCCGTAGAAAGGATTCCATAGGGTTCAGCTCGTCACCGTACCGATACTTACTAGCCCACACTTCAGCGACGAGTTGCTGCTCCATAAGGTTGATCTGCTTATGTACTGGATCAACCCGATCAGCAAAGATATTCCTCGGGGCGGGCTCGACCTTGATTCCGATCTTCGCCTTCTTGTCTACGAGTACCTTACTCTTGCGTTCACGCTTAGGCATTAATGCCTCCGGTGACCGTACGCGAAGGCAGCTCAATGAGAGTACCTAGTTTCTTTTGCCTCTTGCTTTTCCCTACCACGATCGCCTCACTCAGCCCCTTTACGGATCTCAGCAGTGCACGGCTAGGCCCCAGATTGAACTCGAGGTCGTTAAGGGCTTTGGCAAACTTCTCGAAGGTAATCTTGTCTTTACTTCTCCCTGCGCGTGAATATGAAAGCTTCCAGTATATGTACGTCTGTGTTTCAAGGATGTCGGCAGTCTTAGTGAACATGCATATTCCCCGTGTTGTTATTATGGTTGTGATTGGACATGGTGATAGCTCAGTACTTGACTTACGCACAGACTGCTGTTATATTTTATTATATAATAGATCTGTGATCTTTTCAAGTGGCTTTCTTTTGGTAGCACCTCATTTTATTTGAGTCCCGATCTGGCCCACTTGTCAAGGGCTAAAATTGCAACCGCGATCGCTAGCACTACTAGAATCTCCCCAGAGTTCATTGGAGGCCTACTCGTTGTTTGATATCGTCAGGGATAGGAACCTTTTTCATGTAGCCCATAGCTGGATCTAACTCTTTTGAATGGGCTCCCCATCGGGTTCCAAGCTTGATATCGCCCTTGAAGGGAATGAGCGTAAGGCCCCATTGTTTAGGGATCTCGCCGAGGCGGCGAAGGATTCTAGCACCAAGTTCAAGCGCCTTTGGGACGTCGTCAGGCATCTCAAACATAAGCGAGTCGTATACGGTATTAACAATGTCCGCGTCATATTCGTATTTGGCCATCTCTTGCACATCCATACCGCAATGTGTAACACAATCGACGGCAATGGATTGTTCAGGGAAATTCGCTGCCTGATTCTGGATGTCATTAAGCCTCTCCTGGCTCACGATTTGGAATCGGCGTTTTCGGCCAAAAGGTGTAATCAGATTTTGTCCCTTCAACGGGGCAGAACGACACGATAGAATAAACTCTCTCGCTACCGAATACTTTGCGAACCACTTGTTGATCCACTCTTGGGCTTCGGTGACAGGCATCTTGAATTCTTCGGCGATTGAGGGTGCAGTACGGCCATACACAATCCCGAAGTTTACACATTTGGCCCTCATATTCTGTTCATCAAGGGTACGCTCCCTGTCGTTGATGGCAGAGAACTTCTCCATGAACTCGAACCACTTACGCTCGTCGTAGGTTTCAGGATCACCGAACATCTCTGTCTGGGTTACTTTGTGGATGCTGGGGGCTCCTGGTGTGGTGTAGATGTAGACGAGCGCTGGATCCCTAGAGAGTTCAGCAAGGACTCGGAGCTCCGCCTGATTAACGTCGATCTCAATGAACAATTTGCCAGGAGCAGCAATAAACTGCCCACGCAAAGCAGGATCACGAGGAATGTTAAGGATGTTAGGATTGCGACTAGCCGGACGACCTGTAGTAGTACCATGGATAAGATAGCTAGTGTGAATCCTATCATCGCCCCCAATATGTTCAGGAATGGATCGAACATAGGTTGATAACCCCTTCTGAACTTCCCGGTACTGGAGGAGAGTCTTGACTGCTGGGTGTGCAAGTTCCGTGCTGCCAACAGCCTTTGTGAGGGTAATGAGCGTGTCTTCATCCGTCGAGTCCGGCCTCTTCTTAGGCTTGCGAGGATCCCGTAGCATAAGAGTATCATACAGGAATGCTCCCACTTGCTTAGGTGACCTTGGGTTAACAATTCCGAATCCTGCTGCAACGGCGTGCTCGTTGAACTCATACTCGAGACGATCCGCGATCGCGCTCTTCTCCGCATCCATCTTTGCAACCTGCACTAAATCGGGTTGCATCCCCTTCATTTCAATCCGAGCCATGTACTTAGACATGGGAATCAACGTCCGCGTGTAAAGCTTCTCCAGCAGAGGATCAGCACGAACCCAATTCCGCATAATAGGAAATATCTGAGCGGTGCCTGAAATATCTCGGGATGCATAGTCATGAAGTACGTGACGGGGGATGTCCGCATACGTCTTACCCTTGCCTAGATATTCTTTGATCATGAACTTCCAGTCTGGGAATCCTAGGATATCGCCAGCTATCTGTTCAAGATCATGAATGCCTTTGGTTTCATCCAATGCATACGACAGCAGCATCGTGTCTTCGTCTACACGGGCGGGAATACCCAGCTTCCAGAAGAACCGGACGTCGAATTTACCGTTATGCCAGACGAATCGAGGACGCCTTTGGCGGAAGATGAGGTGGCAGAGGTGTATAAGCTCTTCAGGAACCATATACACGTGACGAGGATCCCAACTGAATCCACAACAAAGTATACGGTCTCGGGTGATATCGAATCCATCATATCCTCCCGTTTCGATGTCGGCGGCTACGAAGTTTTGTCGTCCGATTTGTTCGGCGAGCCATCGGATACTGTTGGCATTCCTTGCGGTGTGAAGCTCTGGGAGGATATGTCGTTTAGTTTCGTGACCCCTGGCGAGTCGACAGGCATAATCAACATCCGCCATGAATTGCCGCATCGATCCTCCCCCACGAAGCAGGAATGCTGGATGGACTGCAGCAATTGTTCCTCGT